GATAATCCTTTAAGGAAAATCGCTGAAGGTGGTATTAACTCTGTTTGGCTTTATGTTGATGGCGATGCTGTTGGCACGATTGCTGGTTCTGGTTACTTTAACAGCGACTACCAAAACTTAAAGGAAAACGATGTTATCCTTTGTGTTGGTGCTGCTGGAGGAACTGAAACAGTAGACTTGCTAGTAGTTACTTCAGCAACTGGAGCAACAACTGTCACTACCACTAACGGTACTTAAAGCAAATATATATGGGGGATTTATTCCCCCATATTAAAAGGAAACTATGGCAGTAACAAAAGTAGATATAGCATCAAGAGCTTTAATAATGATAGGAGCTTCTCCTATATCATCCTTTTCAGATGATAGTACAGAAGGTTTGGTAACAAATAATATTTATGAAGAAATAGTAGAAGCAACTCTTACTAGACATAGATGGGGTTTTGCTACTGGTCAAAAACAATTATCTCTTTTATCAAGCACACCTGTTGGTAGATGGGAATATGCATATCAAATGCCAACAAGTCCATTAGTTTTACAAATAATTACAGTTACTTCCAATGATAATGTTTTACGATACGAAAGATATGAAGATAAAATTTATCTTGATGGATATGGTTCTACTTCAACTGTTATTATGGATTATATTTTTAGACAAGACGAAAGTAAATTTCCTCCCTATTTCCGTCTTGCCTTAGAATATAAACTAGCAAGTATATATGCTGGAGCTGTTGCTAGAGATGCTGGTATGATAAAAGAATTTAACGAACTAGCAGAAAGACAATTATTGATTGCTAGAAACTCTGAATCTCAAGAAACAACATCCAACCAACTTGCTACAAATCGATTTATTGAACATAGACGATCAACTCGAACAAGTGGTTTTGGATTAAATGGCTAGACAAATACGAACTGTATTAACTAACTTTTCGGCTGGAGAACTTAATCCTCTTTTAACAGCTCGTACAGATGCAAAAGCATATTTTGATGGAGCTAAACAATGTCGTAACTGGTATCTTCTTGATGAAGGTGGTGTTATGCGTAGACCCGGCACAACATATACAGCTAATTTTTCTACAAGAGAAACAAGAATAGTACCATTTATATTTTCTAATGATGAGGTAGCAATATTTGCTTTATCAAATAATAGATTAGATATTTATAATTCTTCAGGAACTTCTGTTCAATCAAATATAACTTCTAATGCTAACTGGTCTACTGCTCAATTATTTGAATTAAATTTTGCTCAATTTGGAGATACAGTTATTGTTTGTCATAGAGATAATGCAATACGAAAAATTAATAGAGCTAGCGCTACTAGCTTTTCTGTATCAGCTCTTTCTTTTTCTACTCATTCTTCTGGTTATCCAAGATACCAACCTTATTATAAATATGAAGATGATGCAGTTACTTTAACTCCAGCAGCTACTTCAGGTACTGGAGTAAATGTTACTGCTTCTAGTGGTATATTTGATTCAGATGCTAACTGGGTAGGTAAAACACTTCGTATTGGTGGTAAAGAAATAGATATTACTGGAAGAACTAATACAACTGTTGTTGTTGTTAGTATAAGAGAAACATTAGCTGGAACAGGAGCAAATGCAGATTGGGATGAACAACTATGGTCAAGCCATAGAGGATATCCTCAAGCTGTATCTTTCCATGATAATAGATTATGGTTTGGTGGTAATCCTTCGAAACCATCTTCTGTTGTTGCAAGTCAAGTAGGGGAATATTTCAACTTTGATGTTGGAAGTGGG